CGAGTTCCGTGGCACCAAATAAAATCGCTCACGTATACCACACTAGAATAGCGATTGAGACTACAAGTGCTATTCCCCATTCAATTAAAGTTAACTCCATTTTATCCTCACTTGACCTGTTGCATTTCGCCAACCATTTTCGTCTAAGTCCCAGTAGTTTAAAACTGGCTCACCTTTTTTAGATAGGTAAGCACCTTTTTGGCTAGGTGTTCCGTCTGGTTTATCAAACTGACCTTTACGAGTTATTATTTTTTTATGTTTCTTTGCAAAGTAAGTTATATAAAAATTACTCATCAGTCTTACCGACTTTCTGCACAACAATGTATGTTGTCTGCTCGTCATCTAAAACTTGAAGTGCTTTAACTTTCTCTATTGCCTCGTTAAATGAGCCAATAGGCTTTCTTAATTTGTCGACACAGAAATATTCTTCTTTGCCAACTTTTTGTAGTATGTGATACATATTTGTCCTTTCTGTTAATGTGTGGGATAATAGCATACCCCACACAATTTGTCAATTTAATTAATTGCTTGTTTTTCGTATTGTAGTCTTGCCTTGATCTTATCTTCTCTTGATACGTTTTTATTTTTCATACCTTTAATCATAGACGCAAGATTGCTAGGGTTGTAAATCGTCAAGCCAGTAGAGTTAGTTCTAACTAATTCTGCCTCATCTAATTTTATTCCTAGTTCACTAGCAAGTTCGATACCCTCACTTAGATATCTGTATGCTTTCAAGCCGATCTTTAATTGATCAGTTTGTTTTGTGATACTATCTATCCAAGTTTGGTGTGTGCTTACGACTTTTGCTTTTGCACTTCGCCACATCAAAAAGATATTGTACTCGTCTTTAGTACAAGCGATTGCTCTTGATCTACAATGGCTAGTTCCAATTACATCAAGATAAAAACTATCATTGAAAGTTTTAGTCATACCAATATTATTTTTATCCTCATCATAACTATTATGGCTTTTGCCTAAAAACTTATTGTTTGCGTCAATATGTTTAGTTTTGTGTGGGTTATCATCTTTACCATTTTGCTGTGCAAGTATATCTGGGTTCAAGCCGTTGGCTTTGAGTTCCTCACGATAATATGCGTAGGCAAAATGTTTAGCATCATCACCACCACCATACTCAGTACCATTGAGATTGCCATACAAACCAAAATCAAAATGTGATTTAGTTTCTTTTTTATCGCCCTCGTCATCTACATCTTCGTTATGTGCAAAGTAGAAACACTTATCTTTTGCTACTACATCACAGGGGTCGCCATACTTTTTCTTAAACTTTCGTAGTGTGGCTACATCTTCAGTAGGGTATGATCTCTCTACTACTCGTCTAGCAAGTTCGAAAGTATTTTTTTGGCTTTCGTTGAAGTTTTCTCTAGCTTCAAGAAATGCCTGTCTTTCTTGCGTTTCCTCTTTTTCGAATACATCTTTTATACGATTGTATAATTTGTTTCTGTATTCGGTGTTCATACGTATTTTTTGCATATGTGTCCTTTCTGTTAATGTTTATAATTATCCTACACTATCCTCTTGACAAAGGATTGTCAAGTGTTTATATTGCATTAGGAGTATAACTCACGAAATTTGAGTTCCCGAGATAAGCCTACTTCCTGGCAGGGTTTTAGGGTTCCAGCAATGGCTCGGAGGAAACGTACAAGTGGGTTATAGTCCTTTCGGGCTTCGTTGGTGTTAATAGCACCAGCTTGAGCCCGTATCCTATCAGACTGTTTGCTTTAATAAGTCTGCGCGCGGTGGGATACGGGGTCAAGGCGGATCGGACTGCTATTGCGAAAGCGTAGCTTATACTATGGGTTGCAGTGTGACGCTTACAACGTCCCTCCATCGAACGTTTTGGAGAGGGATCGCCCACAGAGTACCCCCGCCCTTGAGCCCTGATCCAGAAATGACAGGTCATTCCTGTTACCCTAACGGGCTGGATCTGGGGTCAAGCAAGTTAGTCTTTTGAGCAGGTGATGATCATCATTAAATCCTCACTTGCTTGATCAAAAAAATTTCTTTTAAAAAAATAACGCACAAGCTACAAGCTTCAAGCAGGGTGGGCCCGCCCCATAATGAACAGGCGCCAAGCAGCTAAGGCTTGACAGGTCCTTGGATCTAGGATATAGTAGGACCATGTTTACAAATAGAGTTTATGCAATCTAACAGTAATCAGAACGGGACGCTGGCGGGCCATCATAACCAACCCGCCGGACCCACAACAGAAAGGAATCAAATGAGTGCAGTAAAAAAGAAAAGCGAGACATGTGAAGAGCAGCTTCGCAGGATGTGCAAGAAGATTGCAGACGACATAACAGAGAAAGCCATCACAAGATATAATGGCTGGGAGACTGAGCACGACGAAGACGATGAAGGCACGCTGGCTTCACGATTCATGGACCACGTCTACGATATAGAATGGATCACACACCAAGACAAAACCTACAAAGCAGCCAGGCTTCTAGTTGCTGGAGGCGGGCCTAACATATGGGTGAATCTTCTAACCAATACCGTGGATGGATATTGGGGATGCGATAAGGTTACCTGGGGCTTCGTCGACAACATCGGGCTGGATGACTATCTAGAAGAGTTACATGCCTGCTAAACGTAAATACGACCACATCATAACCGAGATCCACAACGCCTGGTGCAGGGCTAATGGCTACCCAGAGCGCAAGCCTTCAAGCAGGGTACGTATGGCCGGAAGGCCAAGGGCACAAGGTTCAAGCTTCAAGCCTTCCCTCACAAGATCCAAGATTCTAGAACCAGAGTACAAGCGATAGGTTCCAAGCTTCAGGGAACAAGCTACAAGCACAAAGGTACAAGCTTTGTGTTTCATGTGAAATGAAATCTGATGAGGGGAAAGCCTCACAGAGTTAACTTTTGTTATCTTAAGCTCAAGCGTAAAAAAGACTCCGTTAGCGTTCTGACAAAGACAGTCAGGAGTGCCAAGTAAGGCACGATTCTCAATACGAATAAACGAAATAGATTTGAATTCTTTCTTTAATTTTTTATATAGGTTTGACTCTTTCATGGTGGTCTGAGCTATAGTTAACCACCTATAATTTTTTAAGTACTTCGCCCATTACAAGTGTAGGTTTTTCTGCTTTTAAAACTAATCTGTGTGTCTCACGTGTACCCAAAACTCTATTCTCCAACAACATCATTGCTGTTAAATCATACATCTCGCCATTAGGTAATTCTATCTGAACCCTCGCATGTTGACATACTGGGGATTTCATGAACTTATCCAACGCCATTCTCAATTGCTTTCCGCTTACCATTCTGACTTGTAATATACAATATATAGGATATATTGCAAGTATGAACGATTATCCAAAGCCCAGTAAATACAGCCCGATTCCAAAAGATAAGTATGGATTGCAAGAGCTGACGGCTATGCAGCGTGCCTTCTGTGAGTATTTGGTTATGAACGAAGGTAGATGTACAAACAAAGACGCAGCCATACATGCTGGATACAGCTCAAAGAGTGCAGCCGTAGAAGCATCTTGTCTAATGAAGTTACCACACATACAGGCCTACCTAACTAGACGTATGAACGAAGTAAACAAAGCATTTGTAGTTAACAGAGCCAACTTTGTGAAGCGTCAAATAAATCTATCACACAAGTTAGAGAAGGAAGGCAAGACCGAAAAGACTGCTGCGTTTGAAGCTATGATAGGTAAAGCTATGGGTATATTTATAGACAGAAAAGAGATTGTAACAAGAGATCTAACAGCTGAGGATAAACTAAAACGTATGGAAGAACTACGTAAGCAAGCTGAGAAGATGAAGAAAGTAAACGATTTGATTAAAGAATAACCTTATCCATTTTAATTATACAACCCATTGGGAAAACATTACGGTCTGAGAAGACCTCTTCGTTTTCGTCATACGAACTAAACGTCCAAAGAAACTTTTTATTTTTTTTATATACATAAGCTTGTGATATCATCTTCGCACATTCGAACTTATCAAATTCATCAGGCGTGTTATGACCCGCATCGCCGGTGATGTCGAGCCACTTGATTGAATAGAAATAATACTTCTTCTTACCAATCTTAGCATGTTTGTATCTCTTCTTCCTTTTGGGCATAACCTAGGTATAGTCTTTTTTCAATGAAATTTCAAAAAGCAAAATGCAAAATATACGCGCGCGTCCCTTATTTTGTTGTGGTTATTGGCTTATTTCACTTTTTTCAACTTTTTGCTTAAATAAGCCTTTAATACCAACAATTTTTAAAAAATTGTATCTTTTGTATCCAATTGTATCCTGCCTAAAGATACAAATTTGAGCGAATAAGTGTTGGTATACAACACTTCTAGAATTTGTATCCTTTGTAACCACTTTTTAAAAAAATTTTTTTTATTTTTTTTATTTTATTGAAAAAACCCTATACAGGGGATACAATTGCAATTAATGGCTAATTTACTGACCTATTTGATCATTTTTTGTATCTGCACAGTCTATTTGGCTGGATACATTTTTATAATATTGGTCTATCTTGCGAAGGAATGCGTGTTTATACCCCTGAAACTCCTTGTCCGTTACCTCAAACTTCTGAAAAAAGTTATCTTTGGAACACATTAGAATGATTCCAGACTGTATCTGGGTGCCATATACATGGTTGTGAGCCATAGCGTACGCCGCCAACTGAGTAAAGTAATCTTGTATCCATTCCCTACGTTTCGGCTTGTT